ATTCGCCCTTATCCAGCGAGTAGCTGGTGATAATCAGTTCCGTGTGAACGCCGCGACCGTCCGTCTTGGCGGAGATACGCCGGGGCATCTCGACGGGCTTGATGTGCCAACCTCTGTACAGGTTGCGGGTGAACTCCGTGTCAGAGTTGGTGGTCATCACCTTCACCGCTCGGTCGGCCAGGGTGGTCAGGTCTCGGTAGAGGGCTTCGTGCGCCTCCCGTGTCTCCCAGCCACGCTCGTTCCCCGTGTACCCCACGAAGGATGTCTCGTTCACAGGGAAGTAAGGGGGGTCGGCGTAGACGAAGTCACTGGCTCCATACTCTCTCAGATGCTTGGCGTAATCCCCACCGTGGATAAGTACATCCCACTGACCCAGGATGCCCGCAGCCGCCTCGATGTTGGCCAGTGCTTTCTCGCTGGCGATAGTGAGCTTCCGCTTCTTCCCCCAGGGGACGTTGAAGTGGCCGTCTCGGTTTACTCGGTAGAGGCCGTTGAAGCCGCACTTGTTCAGGAATATGAGGTTGGCACCCATCTTGGATGCAGCCTCTTGGTCTCGAATGAGGATGTTGGTGGCCTCATCCTCCGTGGCGGGGAGCCCCCGGTTGTACTCTTCCCGGATGGAGTAGTAGAAGCTCTCCTTGTCGTCGGAGTTGTTATAGTCATCCTGCAAGTGCCGCAGACGAGTACGCAAGTGCAGGTCAATCTCGATGCAGATCGTCCGGTAGAGCAGGGTGAGCGGGATGTTGCTGTCGCACAGAGAACCTCGCGTCGGGGCGACATCGAGGAACAACGCCGCACCTCCGGCGAACATGCTGTGCATCTGTACGTAGTTGTCGGGCATCGCAGCTCGAAGGTGCGGGAGCATCTTTGTCTTGCCCCCGGCCCACTTGACGATTGGTCGTACCGGTTGTCGTGCTGCTAGTGTTACCATGCGGAACCTCCTAAAAATGGGGACTAGGCGGGGTCGCCGCCTAGTCGGTGTACTATGCGAAATTACTTGCTGGACCGGACCTCACGAATCGAGGCGTCTGGCTTGCCCTGCTTCTGGAAGTTTAGGATTTCCGGGTGTACCAGCGCATACCCTTCGAGTCCCTTCGAGTTCCATGAGATGCGACCGTTGGCGTATACGGACTGGTAGCTCTCGCCCTTCACCGTATGCCCGATCTGGATGGTCAGCTCCTTGATTGCGAGAACCTTCTCCCCTAAGACTTGGTCGCTTGTCTCGGCAACTGACTGCTTCGCTGTGGCAGCATCGTCGTCGATGTCCTGGATGGACAGGTACGCTTCCTCGCCGATTAGATCGATGATGGCGGCGACCCGCTCATCCTCCACGCGGGATAGGAGATCGCCCCGATCCTTCTCGATGTTAGCCATCTCGTCCATGAGTTCGAGTAGAGCCGCCTCAAGCTCGGCGATTTCCTCGTCGTCGTAGGGTTCATCATCGAGCATGATCGAGTAGGTCTGCGCCACCTCACCATCGGCGAACTGGACTTCCTCGGTCGATGGGCGGATAGCGTAGTAGCCAGTCCCCTCGATGATGATGTACGGGGCTTGCAGGTAGATTGCCGGAACATCCCCGTCGGGGTGCATCTGTCTCAGATAAACTTCGCTTACGAGCTTGATGGTTGTGTCGCCTACGGTTACGATGTGATGGGATACGATTGATTCGCTCATTCTATACCTCCAGGGGTATCATGCTGGCGTGAAATAAAAGGGAGTAACACCAGGACAATCACCGCCAACATTGCGAGTGTCTGGTACAGGAAGTACATGCAGCCGCTCATCGGCTCCCTGTCAAAGTCGAGAAGCTCTTCTGGCTGCATCATTGCTGACTGTTCGACCCACGACCCTGAGACCCTTGAACATCTGCCGTAGGTTCTTCACTGGTGGATGGGCGCTGCTGGGTACCGGGGGTTGGGGTGGCGAAAGTGGTTGCGCCTGGGGTTGCGGTGGTCTGCACCCAGGCGGGGTTGATGATGTTGATAGTCGTCTCGTTAAGGTCTCGCGGTTCGGATGACCGCTGACCATCTAACCCGGACGAGGCGTTCACGGCTGGCGCTTGCTGGGCAGGGACGGTCTGGTAGATCACTGGCTCAAAGGTCGTCGTTATCGGACTCGCTCCCGTGATTTCCAGGTAAATCGTGTACCCAAGACCTGCCGCGCTGACCGCGCACAGCAGCAGCAGGACAAACCCCGCCAGCGGATTCCGCCGCCCTCGCTCTAATCGTCGTCGTCTTTGCATGTCTAATTCTCCTCGCCTGTCGTGTAAATAAAAGCACCGTCGCTCATGATGACCGCTTGCTGCAATGTCGCTCCGGCCAACTCCTTGAATAACTCGCCGAACGCTCCATCATCCAGCGTGACGAGGACTTGCCACGCCTCTGCGGGGATGATGTTACTGCCCAGGCCAAGAACCTTTTGTGGGACGTTCGGGTTAAGCAGGGCATGTAAGAGAGCTGCGACACAAGATGCTTTCATGATTGCATCATTCGCTGTTCCAGCGTAAACAATGTCTACCATGTACGCTATCTTCTCATCGGGAATTTGACCAAATGCCAAACTGATAATTCTGTTCGTATCGCCTTCGCTAATACTGTTCAATACCAACCTCCTTTGCTGAACTTGCTGAAAAATTAAGTGACACTGAAACGGTGTCAATCATAACTCAGCTTTACAGCAAAGTCAATCCCCTCTAAAATCATAGTATGCCTGCAAAGAAACGTAACGAGCTACAACGCGAACATGATAAAGCAGTATTAGCAAAGTTGAAGCATCAAGGGAGAACTTATGAAGAGATCGCCGTGATGCTGAAAGATATAACGGGGACGGATGTTAGCGCTCGCCAATTAAAATACGATATGGCGCAATTGCGCGATGAATGGGCCGAGCAGAATAATCGAGAGATTAACGCTATGCTCCAAGAAGAGCTCGCGAGAATTAACTCGATGGAGCATATGGCGTGGACTAAGTTCTATAATTGCGCGAGCGCAAAAACGCGAGAGACCCTGAAAGAGATGATGCCTGTTAGCGAGGACGGGCAAATTGGGGGATGGGTGCCAAGAGAGCGCACGGTCATTACAGAGAGCTCGCAAGATGACGAGAAGTATTGGTGGGGTCAGGTTATTACCCTGCAACAAGATCGCCGCAAGCTACTTGGCCTGTATCGCACGAAGATAGATGTTACCGCCGACGTACAGCACGTCGTCAAAGGATACGTGGGATTCTCGCCTAAAGCGTGGGATGATGCCATAGACGACGGATCATCCGTTGTCGAGGGCGCGTACAATGAGATAGGCGATGGCAAGGACTAGCTACAATTCACGGGCTCCGCTTAATAACCCCACGTCAAAGGACGGGCGATATAGATTCATCGCTACGTTCAAGCCCCTGCCCTGGCAGGAAGCCCCTATGATGGATAAGGCCCCCGTCATGTTACTGACCGGCTCCGCTGGTGGGGGAAAGTCGCGGTGTGGGTACGAGAAGGTTCACGCCTTCTGCCTTCACTACCCAGGCTCGACAGCGGTCGTCATGCGGAAGAAGGCGACCGACGCCGCCAAGTCATGCGTCCTGGCACTGAATAAACGTGTCATCGGCGAGGACCCCCGTGTAACGCTGAATCGTAAGGATGGGATATTCCACTACGACAACGGGAGCATTATCATCTATACGGGCATGAAAGACGAGGGTGCGCGGAAGGGTTTGCGCTCCATTGGTATCGAGGGTGGTATCGACATCTGCTTGATGGAGGAGGCCATTGAGTTTGAGGAGGCTGACTATAACGAAGTCCTCGGACGTATGCGTGGTAACACAGCCTCCTGGAACCAAGTAATCCTCTGCACGAACCCCGACGCTCCCGGTCACTGGATAAACAGACGCCTCATCAAAGGGGACGAGGCCAGTGTCCACTACAGCTCGGAAGTAGACAATCCCCATAACCCACCGAACTACAAGAAGCACCTGACCAACATGACGGGTACAGAAGGCGCTCGGTTACGAGAGGGCTTGTGGGTCGAGGGGTCTGGTCTCGTTATTGATACGTGGCTGGATAGATACCGGACATCTGACAACGCAGACGGCGGGGGGAATGTAACGCTCGAAGCAGAGTATCTCCCGGACGGCGGCAAGATCGTCATGTTCCTGGATGATGGGTACGCTGGCGAGTGGGACAGGAAAACGAATATGTTTACCGACGTATCCCATCCTCGCGTCCTCCTGCTGGCGCAGTTAAGGAGCGATGGGAAGATTGCTGTGTTCGCTGAGTCTTATGCGATCAAGGTCAGAGGTATAGACCACCTCACCCAATTCCGTGAGGGGGCTAGAGATGCGGGTTGGCCCTGGCCGACGACAGCCCATCATGATAAGTCAGCGGCTTCACTGGCCGGAGACCTCAGAGACGTGGGATTCACCCATATATACAAGGGACCGTCGTCTGTGTCCGAGTCTGTCAAACAGATTCGCGCCGAGTGTGCCGCCGACGAGAACGGCTGGCGACGAGTCATCGTTCATCCCCGCTGTAGATTCCTCCGCCTGGAGATGTCTAGCTACAGCAAGGACGCCGACGGGAAGATCATAAAGAAACTAGATAATGGCCCTGACGCGCTGCGTTACGGGGTATGGAATGTTGTACGTGGCCCAGGTAAGCCGGTGGATGTTGCTGCCCTCTTGCCACAAGGGAGTACAATAGACATCGAGGCCATCAAAAAGAAGGTCTCGGACATAATGGCTAAATACAAGGTGGGCGCATGAGCAGACAAAGATTATTCGACAATGTAGACAGGATGGCCAAGACAGCGAAGTCGGGAACTCCGCTCGGCTCGGCTATGTCCGGTATTATCGGCCAACTCGTAGAGATCGGGAAACTCGCCCCGCCCTGGTGGTCAACCGGGCGGGACAGGTTCCTGCGAAACTACTGGAAGGATGACGGCGCGTTCCTCTCAGGAATCGTTTTTAATGCAGCGTCCAAGCTATCCAACATCCCCATTAGAGTCGTAGCTCGCAACCCGGCGATTGCTTCTCACGTCCAGCAAGCCGAGGAGCTAGAACAGATGTATGCCATCACTAGCGAGAACGGAGCTGGCCTGTATGTCACCATGCAGAAGTGGGCAGAGGATTGGTTAGGGACGGATAACGGCGGGTTCATGGAGGTCATTGGCGAAGGGAGTCGCGGTGGCCCTATGGTCGGTATCCCCTATGGCGTTCGCCACCTAGACTCAATAAGCTGCGTGAGGACTGGCGATCCCCTCCAGCCCGTCATGGTTCGAGAGAGAGACGGGCTCAAGAAGCTCCACTGGTCCCGCGTAATTTATTCGAGCCAGATGCCATCCTCTGACAAGGAGATGTACGGTGTGGGCTACTGCTCCGTGAGTAGAGCCATCACCATCGCCCACGATCTTCGCAGTATGCTCAACTTCAAGGCAGAGAAGATGGGGTCTCGCCCGAAGTCGAAGATGCTCGTCGGGAACAACGTGTCCAGCGAAGAGCTACTGCAAGCCTTCGTTGTGGCTGACGCTATCATGGACGAGCTGGGGTTAAGGCATTTCGCCAAGCTAGTGGCCATCGGTGGGAACGACATCAATGTAGACGCCGTTGACCTGAATACGTTCGACCCGTTCGATGAGAAAGTCCAGACAACGCTCGGACTGTACTCGATTGCGTTCGCCTTCGGGCTGGAGGCGAATGAGGTTCTCCCCGTAACAGAGAGCAAGACCGACGAGGCCATCGCCCTGCAACGGTCGAGAGGGAAGCTCCCGCAGGTATACATCACCTCGCTCCAGGAGCAGATGAGTTTCAAGCTACTTCCTCCACACCTTGCTGTCCAGATGGACTTCCCTGATGATGTGCGTGACGCGGAGATTGCCAAGATCAACGACATTCGCGCTCGTAACGCACAGCGTATGGTCGCGAGCGGGACGACGACTGCGATTGTGGAGCGTCGTAGACTTTACGAGGATAAGGTCCTTACGAGAGATATGTTCGTACAGATGCAGTTAGAGGAGGGGCTCCTGGAGGATGGCCGACCAGTGGCGACCCTGTTCTTCGATGACCGGTATAGTGACCTGCTGTACATAGAACCAGAGCTACTTGTGGTTATCGCGAACGATTCCAACGATGCCTTGTTGAAGATACAGGCAAATAAGACAGCAGTCTACGCAGCCATGACGACATCTTCCATAGCGCAGACTCGAAGGTGTGCCGAAGCCCTATCAGCACTTGATTGGTTAGAGGGCTTATACAAGGGAGAGAAGGTGGCCGAGCAGGTGGCCGAGCAGACGGCACCAGAACCGAAAGCGCCAATCGGTATAAAACGAACGCCGGACGAGGATGGGGGACGTGAGGTTAAGTCCTCCGGTTTTTTTACAAGGACGCCTCTAGCGACTTAGAGGCAGACACCTACGCCGAGGTACTGAGCTTTCTAAGCGGTGGGTTTACCGCGAGCGAGCTTATCGGCCTAGTAGGAAACGCATTCATCGAGGCGTATAACACCGGGGCTGGCAGCAATGACGCCGAGACAAATGCCCCGGAAGCCGACCTGACTATCCTTGACGGTCTGTATGACGATTTATCCGCCAGCGCAGAAACTATATACGACAGGGCGCAGACGGCGAACGACATGGAGGCGACAGCGCAGAAGATAACCACCACCATAATGAGAGCTTATTGGGTAGGCTTCCTGGCTGGCGACGGCGAGGACATGCTTCAATGGAGCTATGGCCCCACTGATCATTGCGGAGATTGTGTAACGCTGAACGGGCAGGTGCATACGCGAGAGGAATGGAGACAGTTCATGAACACATCTGGTAAGTACCCCAGGTCAGCAGCCCTCGCCTGTACCGGGCTGTACTGTCAGTGTAGTTTAGCGGTTGTGGATGACGAGGAAGAGGTGGGAGACTTTATATGAGCCAGGACATCAAGCCGGGATGGTTAAACGTAGCCAGACACATGCAAGCCGCAGCCTCTAAGGGGAACGGTGAAGGATTCGCCATCGTCAATATCAGGGTGATGGTTTTGGGCAACGAGCCGATGTTTTGGTTCCAGGCCACGACGACTCCGATACACCCTATGGGGTTGAAGGATATTAAGATGGACGCCAAGTTATTGGGGGTTCTGGCTAAGATGGCAGAGGACACAGTGGCGAGTAGCGGTTGACGCGCTCCCGCAAATGAATTATGATACGATCTAACATTCGGACTGGATGGCTATCTTGCCACCGGTCCTTTTTTTTTAGCACGGAGAGTGTGTATGACAGACCTCAATACCATTACCGACACTCCAGACAAGGAGTCTGACCGCAGACTTGCGGCGAAGGCTTTGGGAGATCGGAAGAAAGACCTGTCTATCGGCTACGTCCCGTTCGGAGTGACATCGTTCAGTGACCTGGATACCGCTCACGAAGCGATGAAGAAAACCTGGGACGTTGATACGCTTATCTGGCAACTCCATAGCTTGATTGATAACATCATGATTGCCTCGGATGTGGCCGACAAGGAGAAGGCCATTGCCAACTTGATGACCGAGTTCTCTACGAGATCGGCTCAAGTGATGGCAAGCAAGGATAAGGAGCAAGGCGTCGTAGGCAAGATGCTGAAAGCTGTAGGTATTAAGCCGAAGGAGCAGGAACCCACCACTGGAGGTATGTCATTCGTTAAGGCGTCCGACGGTACGTACCGGTGGATTGCCACCTACTCGAACAGCTTCATCGACAAAGATTTAACCCCTGAGATCATAACCGCAGATAGCCATAGACGATTTACCAAGATGGTAGACGAGGGCGTGTACCCGCTACCAGAGCTATGGTTGTACCACTTGAAGGAGTGGAAGTGGGGTGAGGCTCTCACGGTCGCCGTCGATGACATCGCCCCAGGCATCGTAATGTCCGTCGCCGCAGGTGTCGTGGACAAGGGTAAGGAGTGGATAGCAGAAGCTCTCATGGAATCGGGGGAGGTGCTTCCCGTATCTCATGGTATGCCAGTGTCCGAGATCAGGCGCGATAAAGAGAAGAGTAATCATATTGTCCAGCACCAGACAAAAGAAATCAGCCCCCTACCGCACGGTAAAGAGGCCAATGTATTGACGGCATTTTATGTCATCAAGGAGAAGGATATGTCTATCACCACGCAGAAACGTACCGAGATGGCGCAAGCTCTTGGCGTAGATGTCGAAAAATTGCTTGGCCTAGAGCAGATGAACCTCGACACCGCAAAGTCAGCCGCAATTGCCGGTACAGCTTACAAGGCAAAAGCCGAAGATATGGAAGAAGAAGAGGACCCGAAGAAAGAGGCCACCGAGGGTGGTAGCGAAACAAAGGCTCTGACGAATGAGCAGTTGACTGAGCTACTCGCCGTGACGATTAAGTCAGTGACCGACGGGTTCGAGGCGATGAACAAGCAGATCGCAGATATGACGAAAGCCGTTACGCTCGCCAATAAGGAAGAGATGGAGAAGCAACGCAGCACGACTGCGGCTATGAGCGTGTACGAGCAAATTGTAAAAGCCGCCTCCGGTAAGAACCCGTTCGCGGACGACGAAGAAGATGATGAGGACAAGAAGCCTAAGAAGAAAGAGGTTACTGGCCCGCCCCAGGCGGAGTCGGCACCTTCTTATTCCGGGCATGGGTTTATGCCTAAGTTTGTCCAGAAACAAATCGGCGCTTCCGGTAATGGAACCGCCATGTTTGGGGGTAAACGATAATGACGACTGACAACGCACAATTACTAGAAGTTGTTCTGAAACAACAAGCTATGCTCGAAAAGATGCTGGATGGCGGGATGCAGACGAAAGCGCCCGCCGCCTACCAGACTGCTGGCCGTATGCACGGCGAGGGTGGGCTGTTCTCCACCTCTGGCCTAGAGACGGACATCATCTCAACTCATATCCGGCCAAAGGGAACGGCTGGTATGTTGCCAGCTTATCCCAGCTTTGACGAGCGCCCCCGCTTCGGTTTCCTGACGGGTATCTCCGACGACATCGGCTCCGAGCCGACGAACGTCTGTGATGACGCTCCAACAGGTTACATGATGGGTGGGGCAATCACAGCTCGCTTCGGTCGTCTCATCCGCTCCACAGAGACCATCGACTACGGCGATGTCATGCGTAAGATTAACCGTGGTGACTTCACCGACCTGCAACTATACGGCCAGATTCTAAATACCGGAACCGACAACGCCGGTCTGTTCCCGAACAACCTGGGTGATGGCTCTGATATTCTCGATACAATCACGAAGGGTCAGATGGTTATGGCTGGCGTCCGCACCGAGCGCAAGTTAGCCAAGATGCTGTGGAACGGAAGCGCCTCCGCCGGTAACGGTGGTGGGTACATCGAGTTCCCCGGCCTCGCAGCCCAGGTAACAACCGGACACGTAGACGCTGATACGAATACCGCACTACCGTCTGCTGACTCCCTGGTTGTGGACGCCGCTTACGGCGTGATTGGTACATACGATGTCGTCGGCCAGATTCAGGCGACGGAATATTATATGTACCAGCTAGGCACCGACACGGTTGGTGATGTGGAATGGAAGTTCCATATGCGAGCGCAGATGTGGCACGAAATCACAGAAATCTGGCCTTGCTCCTACAACACGGGTGCTTGTGCAGACGCTCTTGCTGACAAGAGTGCCAACACCGTAGTAATTGACGGGCGTGTAAATATCCAGGAACGCGATCAGATGCGTCGGGATATGAAGCTGACCGTTAATGGACGCACCTACGAGGTCGTTGTTGACGATGGCATCTACCAAGAGACCTTCGCTGACAACGCCATTGACCTAACACCTGGTCAATTGGCCTCCTCCATCTACTTCCTGCCTCACAAAATTGCCGGTGGGCTTCCTGTCCTGTACTGGCAATATGTTGACTTCCGCGCTGCAAGTGCCGATGTCGCCCTGCTGGGTGGCAACGAGTCCTTCTGGAGTGACGGTGGTCGGTTCTTGTGGGGTTATCAAGATAATGGCGCATGGTGTTACAGCTTGAAGCTCCGCACCGAGCCACGGGTAGTATTGCGGACACCGCACCTAGCGGCCCGTATCGACGACTTAGTCATCGAGCCTACTCACATCTTGCGTGACTTCGACCCATCTAACTCCAATTGGGTTGGCGCTGGTGTATCCTTGCGGACACCTGATACAGAGTACGCCGCTTGGCTCTAATCGTTTAATTCCCAAAGGTTAGAGAGGGGGGTCTGCTTCGGCGGACCCCCCTTTTTGTTTGCCTGATTGACACCAAGTCGGTGTACGGATAAGATACAGGCATGACAAATACACCGGATAACGCGAGGCTGACCGTAAGGTTGCCCGAAGATTTACATGCACAGCTCGTCGAGAGAGCGAGTAGAGGGGACGGTTCCCTGAATGGGATGATTGTCCAGCTACTGCGCCTGGGACTGAGCGCAAGAGTCGAGAAGTTCGCAGGATTTTGGAACCTTCCCCCAGCAGATCGGGTAGCCCTGCTTCTGGAGTCGGTGGGGACAGACACTACGCAGGAGATACCTGCCAAGAAGGGGGATCAATGATAGAGCTAAAAGGTAAAAGGTGCGTCGTCGTGGGCGGGAACGGCTTCATTGGTTTCCACCTTGTCAACCTTCTGGTCGAGATAGGGGCTAAAGTTGTTGTCCTAGATAACTACAGCCGAGACCCCAAGCGACGGCGGAGAGTAAAAGGGGCTGGTTACGCCAAAGGGAGAGTTGGTGATGACGCTTCGCATCTCCCGTCATGCAAGGCATACTTCGATGGAGCTTACGCGGTGTTCAATCTAGGCGCTCATGTCGGTGGTGTTTTGTACAACGCCGGACACCAGCTAGAGATGCTGTACAAGAACACGCTTTTAATGACGACTCCGGTCGTCGCCGCTGCTCAGATGAAAGTCCCCCACTTCTTACAGACAAGTTCCGTATGTGTTTACTCACCAGACGTGCAGACGGGGGTCCCCGTGACCGAGGACCTCGGTACAGTCGGCGACATCCAGGGAGCAAACCTGGGGTACGGTGCGGCCAAGCGCCTCGGCGAGATAGCCGCCCTGACCTCTGGTATAGAGCACGTCGTCGTCGTAAGGCCGAGCAATGCTGCTGGCGGTGGGGATTACTACGACAAGCAATCACACGTCATCCCGGCTTTGGTAAAAAGAGCTTACACCATACCTGGAGACCTGGTTGTTTACAGCCCAGCAGACATCGTTCGAGAGTTCATCCATCCTCATGACATCGCTACCGGCATGGTGCGAGCCCTGACTTTAGGGGAGAGCGGCGAGGTTTACAACATCGGGAACGAGAAGAACTCTGTAGAGATTGGGTCAGTCGCGCAGTCGGTTGTCGGTCTCGTAGGGAATAATCAAGGGGCGATGTACGTATACGACAACGCCACCGTAGGAGACAAGCTACGGGCGGTGAACTCTGGCAAGCTGAGAGGGCTGGGGTGGAAGCCAGTTTTCAGTATCGAGGAAATTATTAGAGAGGAGGTGGAGGGGTATGAAAAGTACGGCAGTTAATCCAAAGATGATGGTGATGACGTCACCAAAGACCCACAAGGTTCTGCCTGGATTCTTCTGGCTGGTGGAGAAGTACATCCGCGCAGAGGTGGACATCACCATATTCGGCTACGACGAGGATTATCAGGCGGCGAGTGCCTACAACGCTACCTTTCACAGCTTCGGGAAGTTCGCCGATTGGCCGATAAACAAGTGGGCCGACTCCTTCCTGGAGGCTATCGACGAGCTGGATGAAGAGATATTCTGGTTCATGATGGATGATTACTGGATAATCCGGCAGGTGGACCACGTCGCGGTAAACCTACTGGCTGAATACATGATGTTCCACGAAGCTGTCATCAAGACGGACTTGGCGACAGACAGGCTGTACGCTAAAGCGGGAGCGGATTATCTATATGGGGCGAACACGCTTGACCGCGTCAGCTACCTGGACCTGATTAAGTCTGACCCAAACACCCCCTATCACATGAGCCTGTGGTCCGGCCTGTGGCGAAGCTCGCTACTAAAAGAGATTGTCGTGAAGGGAGAAACCGCCCAGCAGATAGAGGTGAATGGGACGCGCCGTTTAGGACAGCGACCCGACATCGAGGTCATTGGAACGCGACAGGCCCCCCTGCTTCACACGAATATAATTCGCGGTGGCGGACACCCGGTCTATACCGGATACAACATCGGGAAGCGGTCCGTCAATAGCGTGTCTGCCGGAGACCTGAGAGAGCTAAGAATAGAGGGACGCCTTCCATGATGGAGATAATGGGAGAGGACGCCTTTTGGATAGGCGCTATGTTTGCGACAGTTCTTGTGTCGATATTCTTTACCGTATCATTTACTTACATTCTGTCCGTAGAGAGGCAGCGAATGAGAGAGGAGATAGCAGATGCCAGGAGAGAGGTACATGGGTACGATATTCAACGTCGGTGATTTCATGACCACCCCCGCGATGAGGGAGAACATCAATAAGGTTCTCGACTCTGGCCGCATAACGTATGGGCCATTCTGTATACAGTTCGAGCGGGAAATTGCGGCTAGGCACGGGAAGAGGTACGGCGTACTGTCGAACTCTGGCACCTCTAGTCTGCAAGTCGCGCTCCAGGCAATGAAGGAGCTGTACGACTGGAAGGACGGGGATGAGGTTATTATCCCGGCGACGACGTTTGTCGCTACGGCGAACATCGTTCTGCATAACCGGATGATCCCCGTCCCCGTTGATATTAGATCAGGGACTTACAACATCGACCCGCAACTTATCCGCCTAGCCGTGACGAACCGGACTAGGGCAATAATCCCCGTACACCTCTTTGGGCAATCTGCCGAGATGCGGGAGATAATGAAGATCGCCAGAGAGTGCAACTTGATGGTCATCGAGGATAGCTGTGAGGCCGTTGGCGCATACGAGAAAAACGATCCGGTCGGGAGCCGGGGAGACGTGGCCTGCTTTAGCCTGTACACCGCCCATCATCTCGCGTCCGGCGTCGGAGGCGTGGCTATCACGGACGATGATGAGCTGGACGACGTGATGCGAAGCCTTGTCAATCACGGGCGAGACACTCGCTATATCAAGGCGGAGGATGTTGTGGTCGACCCGTCCGTCCGCTTCCGGTTTAATCGCGTGGGACACTCGTTCAGGATCACAGAGTTCGAGGCGGCAATCGCTGTAGCCCAGCTCGCCACCCTCGACGCCCAGCTAGAGAGACGAGGGGAGATTGCCGCTAGGTACTCTGCCGAACTAACGGGGCTTCCGATAAACTTGCCTGTAACGCTCCCTGGGAACAAGCACTCCTGGATGATGTACCCAATCACATGCCAGAACTCGGAAGATAGAGACAAGCTAGTTCACCACCTGGAAGTGGTCAAGTTCGTAGAGACGCGACCGATGCTCCCTCTCATTGACCAGCCAGCATACACAGCCGACCTATGGAACCCCCTCGACTACCCGGTAGCGGGATACGTCGAGAGGGCAGGGTTCTACGTGGGGTGCCATCAGTACATGGGAGAGCTGGACGTTGATTGGGTTATCGAGTCAATACAAGGTTATTACACATGAAAGTTTTAATGTCACCAGGAGTAGGAATTAGAGACGACAATGGGGTAGGCAATGTAATCTACAACCTGAATGAGCAAGCCCCCAAGTTCGGGATAGAGTTTGTCGAGGATGGCGACTTCGATGTGGAGATAATTCACGCTGGCATGAAGCCGTTCACTCGGAGCGATGGCCCAAACATCGCCATGCTCCACGGGATGTACTGGAGTGACCGCAAGCTGGGGCAGGACGAGTTGGAGGCCAACCGGAACATCATGGATTCCGTGCGAACAGCGTCGGCTGTGACTGTTCCGAGTAATTGGGTGGCACGGTCATTCCGTAGAGACCTCCATCTTGCACCACACGTCATCCCTCATGGGGTGAACTTCGACGACTGGCAGGGTGGAGACAGAAGTCATAACCGAGCAGTCCTGTGGGCAAAGAATCGTTCAGACGAAGTGTGCGACCCGCAGTGGGTCGTCCGTCTAGCTAGAGCGTTCCCCGATCAACGGTTCGTGTCAACTTACGGGCGAGCGATGGAGAACTTGGCCGTGACGGGGCCACTCCCCAGGGACGTAATGGCGGGCGTGATAAAGAACTCCGGCATCTATCTCTCGACCACCGAGGAGACCTTTGGCATCACGACACTGGAAGCTATGGCGGCTGGTCTCCCTGTGCTCGGGTTCGGCTGGGGCGGTAACGTGGACATCGTGCAGACTGGCGTGAATGGATACCTTGCAGTGCCGGGTGATGTAGGCGATCTCGCCTACGGGCTTGAGTATTGCCGAGAGAATTGGGATGCCCTGAGTGCCGGAGCCAGGGAATCAGCGAGGTCGTGGACATGGGAGGCTGTCATGGAGAAGCTGTCAGCCATCATTCGCGACGTTGCCCACCAGGAGCCAGCGACGTTTGCTATCGTCATCCCCTGCTATAACAAAGCCGATACCGTCCGCAAGGCGGTGGACAGCGCCTTGAATCAAACACTCGGCGCGGAAGTGATTGTCGTAGACGACGGATCGACGGACGGGTCAACCGACGCACTGGCTGGCTTACCCGTAACCATCCTGACTCAAGAGAACAAGGGTGTGGCTCACGCCAGGAACGCCGGGGTAGCACACGCGAACGCGAGTCACATCGTCTGCCTCGATGCTGACGACTGGATTGAGCCGGACTTCGCGGAGGTTTGCTACGACGCCATGAAGGGGGATAGGTCTATCGGGGTATCCTTCACGGGTCTAACGACCCATACCGAGAATGGACACCACCTGTCCAGATGGCCGATGGGTTTCGATTACGAGCAGCAACTCAAGCAGAAGAATCAGGTACCAACGTGCTGCATGTTCCAGCGGGAGATATGGAACCGTCTCGGTGGCTACCGTCAACGGTACGCCCCGAATGGAGCAGGAGCCGAGGATGCTGAGTTCTGGTTGCGAGTCGGAGCCATTGGCTACCGGGCTGTGATGGCCACAAGCGAGGGTAAGTTTCACTACCGCGCTTTTCAGGGAGCCGTCTCTGGCCAGGAATACAGCGAACCCCCCTGGCTGCACTGGCATCCGTGGACGAGGGACGGTAATCATCCTATGGGGTCCATCGCCTCTCCCGACAATGGGGTATCTCATGACGTTCGTAAGTATTCGGAGCCAGACGTGTCAGTCATCGTCCCTGTTGGGGCGTCCCATGTCTCGCTATTGACGGAGGTCCTCGACAGTCTTGAGGCGCAGACCTACAGGGGGTGGGAGGTCATTGTCGTATTCGACGGATGTGAACCAGACCTGCCACATGGTGGGGGTGAGGAGGCGTTCAGAGCCGCGTACCCCTATGTGAGACTGTTGAAGCAGAAGAAGTCTGGAGCGAGCAAGGCGAGGAACCTCGGTATCACCCTGGCGTCCGCCCCCCTGCTCTACTTCTGCGACGCGGACGACTGGCTTGCCCCTGAATGTCTAGCCGAGCATATAGACGTGTGGGTGAGGAGGGGTGGAGTCGTGTACTCAGACTACTTCGGCGTCAACCCTCCCGACAAGATACCATCAGAAACCATCGTCAGAGCCGATGAGCGTCGGACTATTGTCGTTGGGAAGCTACCTGATTTTGATTGCGAACGCGCACAGGCGCAGCCGGACGCGAGCGATCCCTATTCATGGTGCGCTGTCAACATGCTTGTGTCAAAGAGGGACGTTGGCGATGTCAGGTTCGACGAGAGCCTCTCCACGTTTGAGGATTGGGCTTTCTCTATCGACCTAGCCAAGACCGGCCTCTGCTTCCATAGAATAGACAAGCCGCTATGGGTGTATAATTTCACGTCCGGCGAGCGACGGCTCGAAGGGCAGAGTGACAGAAAATCGAAGATAAGACTAATCGAGAACAAGGAGTCCATAATGGGATGCAATTGCACGGATAATAAAGATACACCACAGCCTCAAGCGGCGAGTCTGGCGAAAGGTATAAGCCTGGGAACCGAGTCTGTGCCAGAGGGATGGGTACTCGCGTTATACGCGACACCCGTGCGTGGGAAGCACCCGGTCTATGGTGTAGTCCCCCCACAAGAAAGCTATGGGATGAAGAAGCAAGGAGATGTGTTCCCCGTCCGACAAGGGGATGTCGCTCTTATGGGGAAGTTCACATGCGCCTACTGTGGGCGCATGTTCAACATAAACGTACCGGCGAAGCGGGCGATGTGTGACTGCCCGGACGCGACAAGGAGCCATACCACCCCGAAGGTAGCGGTCAAGAAGATCGAGGCCCCGACGAGGGTGCAGCCCCAGGTGCCAGCAAGAGTGCAGCAGGAAACTATTGTCCGGGACGAGGCGACTAAACCTCCCGTAATCCAGCAGGTTCCCCCTCAGAACTTCACTATTATCAACGGCGTGGGAGACTCGACAAACAAGGCTCTCCACGCCAAGGGGATACGAACGATAGAGCAACTCGGTCGCCTGGGAGAAGAGGGGCTCCGGGTCATGGGGGTCCCGCCAAGCGTCATCCCTAAAATCCTGGAGTATTTCTCGTCATGACCTTCATAGTGTACCTTCTGGCCTCATGGCGAATGTCTCGAATGCTCTACGACTTGGACGAGGATGGACCATTTGATCTGTTCATTTGGATTCGCCATCACGCTGGCGTGTACGACGATGAACCGAACGTACTCGCTCAAGCCATCGTGTGTCCCTACTGCATCTCCGTGTGGTGTGGCTTCGTCCTGGCGCTTGCGTCACTCAATAAAACGGTGTTCCGCTTGATAGCATGGCCACTCGCGGCGTCCGCGTATGTGGTGATTATGTACGAGAACTTCGAGGGTGATTGATAATAGTCGGTCGGCTATGCTATAATGAGTGACAATCATCGGACTGGTGGATTCAATTCCACCAGTCCTTTTTCTTTAGGAGCACTATGCGAGTATCAAGAAATCAGAGGGGTCTCACCATATGAGCACTATCCTGGACGCAAGGTCTGGACGAGCTGGCCCCCCTGGTCCGGGCGGCGGTCTCGCAGAATTACTCCTTCACGAAGCCGACCTCTCCAACCCTCATCAAGTAACCGCCGCCCAAGTGGGTGC